GCTCCACACAATGAAGATGAGCCTTTAGGTCGAACAGAACTACGATTTAAAGCCGCTCAAGACATTTTGGACCGTGCTGGTATCACAAAGAAACAGGAGATGTCTGTAGAAACTAAGAATCTTCATGCTGTTGTAATTTTACCACAGAAAACGCAACACGAAGAAGGACAGATATACAATCCCGATGGAAGAGACAGTTAAACGCAAACGAGGACGACCTAAAAAGAACCCTGGTGATCCCACACATTCTTATAATCGCAGTCGTAAACCTAAACCTGCTTATTTACTACAAAATAAACTAACCTCCGCACGACAAAAAGTTAAAAAGCTTGGTGAGCTACAATCTGCTGTAAAGCGTAAGCGTATTTTAACAGATGATTTAGTAGAAATTGCACCAAAACAGCTGCGTGAGGAGATTGCAAAGAATGAGGTAGCTTTTAAGCCCAATCCTGGCCCCCAAACAGAATTTTTAGCATCGCCAGAGAGTGATGTATTATATGGAGGAGCAGCAGGAGGCGGCAAAAGCTACGCTCTTTTAGCAGATCTACTAAGATTTGCACACATATCTGATCATCGTGCGCTATTACTTAGACGTACCCTGGCAGAGTTAACAGAGCTGATTGAAAAGAGCAAACAGTTCTATCCATTAGCATTTCAAGGAGCAGTATTTAAAGAAGCAAAAAGCACATGGGTCTTTCCTTCTGGCGCAACTGCTCTTTTTTCGTATCTGGACAAAGATACAGACGTTACCCGCTACCAAGGCCAGTCTTTTACATGGATTGGTGTTGATGAGATAACACATTACCCTAGTCCTTATGTTTGGGATTACTTACGCTCACGTTTGCGTACTACAAATCCTGATATTAAAACATATATGAGAGCTACAGCTAACCCTGGCGGTCCTGGACATGATTGGGTAAAGAAAACATATATTGATCCTGCACCACAGAACAAACCCTTCTGGGCTACGGACATAACAACAACAAAAGTTTTACGCTATCCCTCTACACACTCTACCAATGCTGGTGAACCTTTATTTACCAGGAAATTTATACCAGCACGATTAACTGATAATCCGTATTTGCTGCATAGTGGCGAATATGAGATGATGCTTTTATCTTTACCTGAAGTAGAAAGAAAACGCCTACTTGATGGTGATTGGGACATTGCAGAAGGTGCTGCCTTTAGTGAGTTTAATCGCACACACCATGTCTGTGATCCCTTTGAGATACCTAGAAGCTGGTATAGGGTCCGAGCAGCTGACTACGGCTTTACAAGCCCCTCCTGTGTCCTCTGGGGGGCATTAGATCACGATGATAATCTTTGGATTTATCGAGAACTTTACATCAAACGTCAGAACGGTGATGAGCTTGGGCAGCGTATTAAAGATTTAGAACTAAATGATCCTCTACCAATAATCTCTGTACTTGATGGAGCATGTTGGAATAGGACAGGAAGCGGAATGACGATTGCTGAACTCATAAATAAAAATGGGTGCCGTTTTATTCCCGCAGATAAAAATAGAATAAGAGGTAAACTAGAAATTCACAAACGATTACGTGTTGATCCTGAAGCTGGATCTAAATTGCGTATCTTTGGTTCGTGTATAAATTTAATTCGAGAGCTGACATCTCTGCCTTTGAGCAAAAATAATAGTGAAGATGTCGATACTAAAGCTTCAGACCATGCCTATGATGCACTACGCTATATGTGTATGACGAGGCAGGTTGAAAGTCCTAGTCGTTTATATAATGGTTGGGCTACACAACAAAAACAAGCTGAAGCACTTAACCCTATCTTTGGATATTAAGGAGATTGTAATGTACGGTCAAACAAAATGGAATGACAAAGCACCTGTAAAACAGGGTGAAATGAGTACAGTTCCGCCTGGTCCTGCTCCTCGTGCGCCTATGGAAAACTTTGAAGACAAAGGTGCGTTTGCTAACACAGAAGATGCTAAGAAAACATCTAAAGGTAGCGAGCATATGTCACCAAACTTTGATGCACTTGCAGAAGACAGACGAATATACGGATAATTTTTTATGGCTTTCCTAGATTCTGATGAACTAGAGGATGTTCCTGCTGTAGTTCCTGGTGAAATTTTACCTGGGCTATCAGGACATATACGGCAAAAATTTATTGCTGCTGAAGAAGGCAGGCATTCTGATGAAGAACGCTGGCTACAAGCCTATGAGAACTATCGTGGGTTATCTCAAAAATCAGAAACATACCGTAGTTCAGAACGATCAAAGGTTACTGTAAAGATAACAAAGGTAAAAGTCCTTGCAGCTTATGGACAAATATCTGAGATTCTTTTCGGTAGGGGTGAGTTTCCGTTAGTTATAGAACCAACGCCTGATCCTGATGGAATTGAAGAAGCTGTCCATCTTGATGCTGTTTCAAAGCAGATGGGGGGTGATCAAAATCTCGATCCTTATGGTTATGAGGGGGATGGAAGAACACTTGAACCTGGAGCAGTCGAAGCAAGTGAACCACAATTAGGAGGATTGTCTAAAGAATTAGAAGGTGCTTCACTCAAAAAAGGTTTTAGTAAATTTGGAGAACCAGATTTAAAGCCAGCACAAATTGTTGCCAGACGCCTTAACAAGATTGTTCACGACCAGCTACTTGATACAGCGGCAATAAAAGAAATTCGTAGATCGCTATTTGAACAAGCCTTGTTAGGCACTGGTGTAACAAAAGGTCCGTTTAACTTTTATAAAAAAATACACAAATGGGAGAATTTAGATGGTGAACGTATTTATGCGCCATATGAGAAAATGGTCCCCCGTATATCTCATGTGTCTTGTTGGAATTTTTATCCTGACCCTAGTGCTGTAGATATTGATGATTGTGAATATGTTATTGAACGACACCGATTAAACAGAGATCAGTTTCGTGATTTAAAAGATTTACCTTTATTTGATATTGCTGCTATTAATCGTATTCTCGAAAGACCTTCTGCGTATGAGGAACGCTATTTTGAACACACAATATATTCAGAAAATGATCCTACTTATAATGAAAATAGGTATGAAGTATTAGAATACTGGGGAACATTAGATGCTAAGACAGCACAAGAATATAATGTTCGTGTGCCAGAAGGCGCTGATCAAATTGGATCTGTTCAAATTAACGCATGGATTTGTGGCAGTGAAGTATTACGTGTTGTCCTAAATCCATTTGTTCCAGAGCGTATACCCTATCATATTTTCCCTTATGAGAAAAATCCTTACCAAGTATTCGGTATTGGTGTCGCAGAAAATATGGAAGATGCACAGTTATTGATGAATGGGCATATGCGTATGGCTATAGATAACTTAGCTCTAGCGGGTAATTTAGTATTTGATGTAGATGAGGCTTCTTTAGTACCAGGACAGAATTACGATATTTATCCTGGAAAAGTATTTAGAAGGCAGTCTGGTGTAACAGGTACAGCAATTAATGGATTGAAATTTCCTAATACAGCTGGCGAAAATATTCAAATGTATGATAAAGCAAGGCAACTTGCGGATGAAGAAACAGGTATTCCTTCTGTCGCACATGGTCAAACAGGTGTAACAGGAACAGGAAGAACTGCTGCTGGGTTGTCTATGCTATTAGGCTCCGCTGGATTAAGTATTAAAACTGTTGTTAAGAACATTGATGATCATTTATTACGTCCTTTAGGCGAGGCATTCTTTCAATGGAATATGCAATTTAATGAAAGAGCAGAAACTTTTGATGGTGATTTAGAAATTAAACCTAAAGGCACTGTTTCTGTAATGATGAAAGAAGTACGCAGCCAACGCTTGACAATGTTGTTACAAACAATTTCTAATCCAATGCTTGCACCGTTTATCAAAATACCTAACTTAATAAAAGAACTAGCGATTTCACAAGACATGGACCCAGCAGAACTGGTCAACGATCCAGACGAGGCTGCAATCTATGCTGAAATATTAAGGAGTCTCAATGTTAATCAACCCGCAGGTAGCCCTGAAAACCCGCCCATGGGTGAACAACGAGGAAGCATGGAAGGCAACGGAGCAGTTCCT